CGATCGCCTGCAGGCCGTTTTGCAGCCACTGCTGGCTCTTGAAGTTGTCGCCCTTGCGGCTCTGCTCGGCGTAGGCCCGATGCAGCATGAAGCACTCGAGTGCGTACTTGTAGGTATCGACGAAGACGATCGGCGACGACAGCGCGGTGAGCTCCGGCGGCGTGGCCCCGTAGAGCATCAGCACGCGCCCGGTGCCGTCGTTCGGCGGGTTGATGTCGAAGCGCCGCGGGTCGCGCGGGTCGGAACACCAATGCTGCACGTCGACCTCTTCGGTGTTCGCCTGCCAGAAGCGATTCTCATGGTCTAGCAGTTCCTTGTCGACCAGCGTCGCGGCGCGCTTGCTGGCGTAGTTCTGGCTCATGTCCATCACGGCGATGCCGTCGGCCGGCAGCGCCTGGTTGGTGCCGGCCACCATGGCGACCCAATCGCGCACCGGGTAGGCGTCGGGCTTGAAGTTGGAGAGCAGGCGCCCGGCATCGGTGGCGAACCGAAGCATGTCCGGGTCAGACCAATCGACCGCGTCATCGTCCAGCAGGATCTGCCGCACGTCCGTGATGAGGTCCGATGCAACGAGCGCCATGCTCAGGCTCCTGCGGGCGGATGCAGCCCGGTCGAGTCGCTCGCCTTGCCGCCGGGCTTGCCGCCACCGAAGATGACGTTGTAGTCGAGGTCTTCCAGCTTGCAGATCATCGCGCGCACCTTGTTGATGTGCTCGCCCGGGTCGATCACCTCCGAGTGCTCGTCGAAGGCGAAGGCAATGAGCTCCTCCTTCGATGCCTTCGTGATGTTGAGCGGGTCGGGCTCGTCGAAGGTGACGCGGCGCTTGCCGGGCAGGCCCTGGATGTAGCGCAGGCGCTCCTCGATCGACGCCTTGATGTCGCCTGTGAACACGCGCATGTTCTTGCGCTTGGCCAGCAGCGGCACGTTGGGGAAGATCTGCCCATCGTCGCGGATCAGCCACGGCTGGGCCTTGTTCTGGCGGCGGGCGCCGCGCGCGCTGATCGCGGCGGCCTGTTGCTGTTCGGTCAATTCAGCCATGGAGTACTCCGTGTGGCGTTGAGGGGTTGGTGGTTACTTCTTCTTCGCGGACTTGGGAGCCTTGCCCTTGATCTTCGCGAGCGCGGCCTTGTCCTTCTTCACGTCGGCCGGGCTGCCCTCCTTCGCGCCTTTGTCCTTGTCGGATTTCATGCGCTCGAAAGCGGGCATCGTCATCTTGGCCATGGTTGGCTCCTGCGTGAGTGCGCCCGGCCGTTGATGGGCCGGGCGCGGGGTTGCCGGCTCGCGGCCGGGATCAGCTACCCGTGGGCGTGGTGCCCGGGGTAATGGCGCGCTTGAACGGGCCGGAGGTGCTGCCGCCGCCGCCGGGCTGGTTGCCCAGCGGCTTGTTCGGGAAGCGCATCGTGGCCTTGCTGCCGTTCTTCTGACGGTCGGAGTTGATGATCTCCGGCGTCTCCTTGATCGGCAGATCCTTGCCGTACACGGCGGGGAACTTCGTCTTCATGGTGCTTTCGCTCCTTGGGTTGTGCTGCTGGTCTGGCGGGGGCACGAGGCCCCCGTCAAGATCAGCCGCGGCTCACGACGGCCGTGCCGATATAGAGCGGCTCGACGACTTCGAACCCGTAGACCATCAGCCCCTGCACGAGGTAGCCGAAATCGTTCGGGTTGTCGATCATGCGCAGCTCGGTAATCTGCGACGCGAACGTCAGGCCGGCCGAGTGGCCAAACATGCAGTACGTCGCAGCGGTCGCCGGGCTGTTCTGCGTCAGCAGTGAGCGGCTCTGGTAGATCGTGAATCGATCGATCTCGCCGACCTTGCCGTTGCGCAGGATCGAGATCCCGTCACCGGCCAGGCTGGCGATCTTGAGGTCGCTGCGCTTGATGCGAGAGACCATCCACGGGGGCAGCACGATCCAGCGGCCCTCGTCGTCGACGCTCTGCTCGTCCAGCACCTGACCGCAGTCGACCATGAAGTCGATCACGTTCGAGGCGCTGACAGAGCGCGGCGCGGCGGCGGTGCCAAGGTTGATGTCGCCCGAGTCGGCGCCGGCGGTCGCGCCGCTGTTGTCAGCGGAGACGTCTGCTGGGATGGTCTCGAGCATGTCCGCATCGGCCGCGATCCGCAGCTTGACGCTGCCGTCGTTGGCGAAGATGTCGGCCATGTCGAGGTCCGACTGGCGCGCGTCGACGGTCGAGACGGCCACGGCGAAGCTCTTGCCGTTGTCGATCGAGAGCGTCACGCTGTTGCGCGCCGGGTACTCGTTCGTCAGGCCGTTGCCGATCACGTAGTCGTTGACCGTCACGTCGGGCACGGTGCGGATCACCACGTTGGCGCCGAGGCCAGTGATGTCGCCCTCGTAGTCCGTCGAGGCGATCTCGCCGAAGACCGTGGTCTTGTAGAACTTCTCGACCAGCTTGCCGCTGTAGACGACCGGGTCGTAGTTGATGGTGCCGGTGGGACCGTAGTCCGGCACGCCGCTTGCGCGGGGGAAACTCATGGTGTGCTCCTTGGGTTCAGGGGCACCCTGCGCCAGGCCTTACCGGCCGGCGCCAGGGCGGGGCAACCGCAGCCGCGCCTCCATCTCCTGCCGCTCCTTGTCCGTCACGTACCGCGGATCTCGCGGATTCCGTACCGTCGCCGCGCGCTTGGTGTAGTCGTTGAACTCTGCTGTCGTGGGATAGCCCAGGCCGTTGACGGACTGGCCGCCTTGCGGCAGCTGGTCGCCGCCGTTGCCGGCACCGCCACCAGGCGCCACGGGGGGCGTACGGGGGGCGGGTGTGGCCTTCTTCAAGTATTCGCCGAACAGGTTGGCGACGCCTTGCGCATTGAGCGTGTTCTGCAGCCGTGAGAGCCGGGCTTGCCGGACCTCGCCGTCTGCATCGGGCTCGCGCAGGAACTGCTTCCATGCGTCCTCTTCGTTGATCTCCCAGATCGTGCGATTGCCGGCTTCCGGGATCTTGGCGATGAGTCCGTCGAGGTTCGACCAGAACGCATCTTCGCGCTGCTTCGCCTTGGCGGCGTCGTCAGCCTTCGCGCGGTCCTTGATCGGCTTCACCTCGGTCTCGATGATGTGCTGGGCCTGCTGCCCGGCCGCCTTGATGGCGGCCTGGGCCATGGCTTCGCACTGTGCTTCACCGAACTGTTCGATGACGTCAGGCTTGAAGAAAAGTGACAGGTCGAGCTTGTTCGACTGCGCCGTGCTGCTCGATGCCTGTTCGAGCTCTTGCACGCGCTGGCGAAGGTCGGCCAGATCCTGATCCCGACCCGCTAGGGCTGTCCGGTGCTCATTCCGCAGCGATTCGTTGACGCCTTGCATCACTCGAAAGCGTTCACGCCAGTAGTCGACGCTGGCCTCGCGAGCATCTGCGGTGCTCGGTGTGGCGGCGGGCTGGGCTGGCGTGGCGGGAGCACCGGGGGCAGCAGCTGCGGGGGCAGTCGGGGCGCCAGGTTCTGCCATGGGACTGGCTGCAGGTTCAGCATTCGGCCCGGGGGCCGGCGATGCTGGTGCAGCGGAGCGTGCCGCGATGTGCTCGTCCATCGCCTTGAGTTGGCGACGAACGGAGCGCGGCAGCAGGTTGACAGAGGTGTTTGTGGGTTGCATGGGGTTCTCGCGATCCGCGGGGGCGGGGGTCGTTGAAGTGGGCGGCGTCAGTCGTCCGCCATGTGGTTGACTCGGAAACGAGCCAGATCGGGCTGCGTCGGATCCTTGCGCTTGCGCACGAGCGGTGGGGCAGAGGCTTCGCCGACCCCAAAGAGCTCCGTCAGGATCTCCTCGAGCTCGAGCGCCCGGCCCTGGCCGCGCACAAGCATGTCACCGATAGCCCGCCTGTTGGTCTTGTCGAGCTCGACCAGGCGGTGCTGGAACACCGACACCAACAGGCGCCCCTCGGCCGTCTGCGCCAGGCGGCGCAGTACCTCGAGGTCTGTGGGGGTTGGTGATGCCATGGGGGGGGAGTCTGCTGTAGGGTTCGAAACCCCGCAAACGTGCCCCCCCTCAGAGCAGGCGCTCGACCGCTAGGCGCGCGCGCCGCTCGTTCTCGGCGTCGATCTGCTCGCGCGTCATCTTGGGCGGCGCAGCTGGTGCCGGCTTGGCCGGCGGCCTCTCCTCGGGCTCCTCCAGAACGGCGTCGAGGTCGATCGGGTCGCGCAGAGTCGGCAGGAGCGCGTGCATCGCGTCATTGACAGGGTCGCGCAGCATCGGGATCTCGGTCGGCGGTGCTGGCGGTGCCGCCGCCGTGCGCATCTGCTCGAGCTCGCTCGTGACGTGGGCCAGCTGCGCCAGGAGCACCGCATAGTGCTCGCGCATCATCTGCGCCACAGCATCGAGCGTGAGCGGCTGAACTGCCGGTTTCGGCTCCTCGATTGCGGCCGGCGGCACCTCGACCAGCACCGCCGGGGCGATGCTTGCAACAGCGAGCGCCGGCGCTGGTTCTGGCAGCGTCGGCTGGGGCAGCGTCGGCGTGGCCAGCCCGCGGGCCATCAGGCCCAGCAGCAGGCCGCTGGCCTTCGCTTCGACCTTCGCGATGGGTAGCCGGCTCTCCACCTCCTTGCGCTTGCGCTTGATCGGCCGGAAAGGCACGTTCTTGCGCCGTCCGCCGCCGATCAGTGCTGCCGATCCGTTCGAGATCAGAAGGGCCACGGTCGAGCCAGCAGCTGCGCTTGAGCCAGCGGCCGGATCCTGGCTGATGACTAGGCCAACGGCCACATGCAACGATGGGGACGTCGAACTCGACACCACAAAGCCGGCCGCCTCAAGCGCGGCGATCGCGTCAGCTTGGCTTAGCCCAACCACATCAGGGATCGCGGCCTCTGTGCTCGCCGACAGGTTCCCAACCTGGCCGATTGCGGAAACGCCGGTGAGCGCGCGAGTTACATCGCCTGGAACGACCAGTGTGCCAACTTCGCCGAGCGCTTGAACGCCCGTGAGGGCGTAGGCAACTGCGTCCTCAACGCTTCCGACCGAGCCAGTCGCCGCGTTCCCGCCGATGGCGTAGCTCGCCGCAGCAGCGATGGAACCAGCGGACCCCGCAGCAGAAACGCCCGTGAGCGCGTAGGTGATCGAGACGCCCGGTGTGCCGACTTGTCCGGTGGCTGCAACCCCAGTAAGCGCGGTCGTTACGTCGCTGCCGGTGGAGACGGTCCCAACGGCCCCCGTTGCCTCGTTGCCAGTCAGCGCATAGGTGATGCTCGGAACCACTGCGCCGACGTTGCCGGTAGCGGCCACGCCGGAGATCGCATAGGAGGGTGCGCTCGACACCGAGCCGGGTGCTCCGGTGGCGCTGTTGCCGGTCAGTGCGTAGGTGGTGCTTGGGATGATGGAGCCCGCGCCACCGGTAGCCGCGACCCCGGTGAGCGCGTATGAAACCTCATCGCCGAGCGAGCCGACAGAACCAGTTGCTGCGTTCCCGGTGAGCGCGTAAGAGACAGAGTCACCCAGGTCGCCAATCTGGCCGGTCGCTGCAACACCCGTCAGTGCAAGC